CGGGGTCACCCCTGGCACGGCCCCCATCCTCGTGGGAGAAAACGGACCTGAGATCTTCACCCCTGGTGTCAGCGGAAACATCACACCAAATGGGGCTGGGGGCGGCATGAGCTCTGTAGTCAACATCTCCATTGACAACGGCGGCAACCCAACTTCCAACACCAATAAGACGAACACTGCCGCCATGGCTCGTGAAATGGAGAACTCCATTCTGCAAATCATCTTCAAGCACCAGCGCCCCGGCGGGGCTCTGAACAGAGTCTGAGGTAGCCAATGACTTCAACATTCTCATGGACACCAGACTGGGCCTACACGGGCCAGCACAAACCGCGTGTGTTCGCCACGCAGTTTGGCGACGGCTACGTTCAGCGGCTTATCAATGGTATCAATACCGATCTCAGAACTTGGAATCTTTCATTCTCAGTAAGAACCCTTGTGGAAATAAATGCGATTGAAGCGTTCCTTGTGTCCATGCAAGGGGCCACGGCGTTCTACTTCCCACTGGCGGGGCTGTCAGGGCAGGCGCTAGTCATCTGCCCACAGTGGACTCCTCCCAGTCCCGCAGGTCCGGGGAACTACACCATGACGGCCACGTTTAACGAGGTGGTGGCATGACGGTTCCGCGGGCAGAGATACAAACCCTTACTCCTGGGGCTATGGTCACCTTGTTTAAGGTCGATCTGTCGGTAATTGGTGGCGGGGTCTATTACTTAGGACCCCAGTTAAACGAGAAAGCCGTGGGGGTTACTTGGGCGGGCCAATTATACACCCCGTTCCCCATAGCGTTCTCAGGCTTCGAGGCCAGCACCAACGGAGCGCTGCCCCACCCTGTACTGGCCGTTTCCAATATTGACGGGCTTATGTCGGGGCTAGTTGATTCGCTGGGCGACATGGTGGGCGCTATTGTGACCCGCAAACAGATCTTAGTCAAATATCTGGATGCCATAAATTTCAATGCTGGTAACTCCAACGCCGACTCGTCAGCAGGATTTCTTGATGACATCTGGGTCATTGAACAAAAGACCGCAGAAACGGCGGAGGCAATCTCGTTTGAGCTAGTTGCCGCAACCGACGCGCAGGGTCTCCAAGTTCCCAGCCGCATCATTCAGAAATCAACCTGCACCTTCAGCTACAAGAATGGAGACGGCACGGGCCTCTGCCCCTACGCGGGCGCTCTAACTTCTTGCGATCATGGGCTGGCCACTCCCAACGGCTGCATTGTTCACTTCCCAGCTGTCGGCGGTGTCCAGCCCCCTCTCCCCTTTGGGGGCTTCCCCGGCTCCATTCAAGGATCTTAGTATGCTGATGCACACCTTTAGAGATTTCCAGGCCCATGCTTTTTCGGTGCAGGGGGAGGCGTGTGGTGTTATCGTGGCTGATAAATACGTTCCGTGTCGTAACCTTTCTTCTGGGCTGGAACAGTTCTCCATTTGTCCGGAGGACTATGACGCGGCTGAGGACAAGGGCCGTATCCAGGCCATATGTCACTCTCATAAAGGCCCGCGTCAACCCAGCAAAGCCGACCTTGAGGGCTGCAAAGAAACGGGTCTGCCCTGGTATATCCTGGGTGATGATGGTCTGGAACGAGTTGACTCGGTAATTCAGCCCTTTGAAGGACGGGTATTCGAGTATGGGTGGACCGACTGTTTTACGCTGGTCCGAGATTATCTGGGCTACCTGCCTGACTTCCCGCGCGAAATAAAGTTTTGGGAAAAGGGCATTTCGCCATACGAAGCTCACTTTTCTGAATGCGGATGGGGTATAATTAACCCAACCGATGCTCAGGCTGGGGATGTTTTTCTTATGCGAATCCTTTCCCGCAATGTTCCGAACCACGTTGCCGTTTGTCTGGGCGCTGGAGTGATCCTTCATCATCTGTGGGGCAGGCTATCCTGCAAGGAACTCTGGGGGCCGTATATGTCACACACCACCCACGTTCTTCGGAGGCTGCGATGATTCCTGTTAAACTGCGTGGTCACCTGGGGGCGCGGTTTGGAACTGAAGCCATGATGCTGGATGTCTCCAGTCCTGGCGAAGCGGTGCAGGCGCTCTGTGCAACCCTGCCCGGCTTTGAGGACTACGTGCGGAGTTCTACAACGAAGTTCAAGATCTTGGTTCGCGGGGAGGCCATAGACCTAAGGAACGACCTGCATGTTCCCTCTGGTCATCAGGAAGTACGCATTGTCCCTGTCATCAAGGGGGCAAAGAGTGATGGCTTCCGCATTCTTGAAGGAGCTCTATTAGTCACTGCGGCATTTTTCGTGCCAGAAATCTTTGCCTTCATCGGGGTATCTGGATTCAGCGCGGCCCAGATGGGGGCCATTGCCCTGAATGTTGGTATGATGGGCACTATGATGGCGCTCGGTGGCATCGCCCAGGCGCTTTCCACAGCCCCATCCAGCCCCTCGGCAGGCGACACTTCGTCGGCACTTTTCAGCAATGCCTCCAATACGGTGAAACAGGGCACGGCAGTTCCTGTGGCCTACGGTGAGTTTTATGTAACCCCGCCGCTTATTTCTGAAACGATTGAAACCACCGTGTTCAACAAGACGCTCTTCAACTATGGAAATGATGGCATCGGCACCTGGACAGGAAATGGCGATACGACCGCATGGGGCGCAAGTTTAGTGGCGAAGTAGGAGCCTATAATGAGCAAAGATCGAGGGGATAAGGGCGACGGGGGCGGAGAACCCGCCCCCCATGTGAACTTTTCATCGTCAGACATTCGGTCTATGCAGCAGGCTAAGCTCGTGTTCGCCTTGAGCAACGGCCCCATCCTCGGCGCCGTGTGGCCAGCCTACAGCGCCTCGGGGCTTCGCGACATATTCTTCAATGATGTGCCCGTGCTGAACTCTGATGGGAGTTCTAATTTCAGCGGCGTTGCAGTAGGAATGACTTCTGGCACGCTGACTCAGAATCCCATCCCTGGGTTCAACTATTCCGAATCCCTTACTTCTTCCGGCGCGGCCATTCTCAATTCTGCGCCACAAATCATCAGTGTTTCAAACAATGGCCCGACGTCCATTCGCCTGAACATCTCTATGCCCTCCATGTATAACCAGGATCCTTCTAATGGCAACATGAATGGAACCTCGGTTACGCTATCAATTTCTGTCAATAACAATGGCGGAGGGTGGGTTTCAGCCGATAGTCAGATTGGCGCGGCTGCCACGATAACCGGAATGTCAACGAACACCATCGTTCGGCCCATGCGCGTGAATCTAGCAGCCTTTGGAACTGGCCCTTGGCAGGTCCGCGTCAGCAGAACCACTGCTGACAATAGCACTCAGTACCTCAGCAACTTGACGTATTTGCAGAGCTATTCCACCATCGTTGATCACCCCCTTCGCTACCCCGGCACCGCCCTTCTTTCCATCGCCATCGACGCCGCGCACTTTTCTTCCATGCCCAAAGTTTCGGCAAGAATCAGAGGCCGCATTATCTCTGTTCCAGCCAACTACACTCCGGCATACAAGAATCCGTCTACAGGGCTGTGGGTGGCGGGCGTCTACGACACTGTTCCGGGCCACGCGGGAGTCACAGCAGGCGGCGGATGGGATGGAACCTTCAAGCAGGCTTGGACCTGCAATCCAGCCTGGGTGTTCATGGACATGGCCACCAATCCTGTCTATGGGGCTGGCAAGTATGTGACTCAGGCGTTTGTCAACAAATGGCTGCTCTACTCTATTTCTCAATACTGCGATCAGACACTGATATCAGATGGCTTTGGTGGAACGGAGCCCCGGTTCAGTTTCAACGGATACCTTGAAACTCCTGATGAAGCCTTCAAGGTTCTGACCTACATCATGAGTTGCGCCCGCGCTCAACTCTATTACGCGGCCGGACAAGTGTCCCCCGTGCAGGATTCAGATGGAACTCCAGTTTCTTTATTCACAAGATCTAATGTAGTAGACGGAAAGTTTTCCTACGCCGGAACAGCCAGAAAGGCTCGGCACACGGTTGTCAATGTATCGTGGACAGATCCAGGCCAGGGTTGGCGGGTGGTTCCAGAAACCGTAACGGCTGATGACACCAGCATTCAGCGCTACGGAATTCAGACCTCTAACGTCAGTGCGCTGGGCTGCACCTCGCGGGGGCAGGCTCGCCGCTACGGTCGGTGGTCTTTGCTGTCCGAGCTTAATGAATTGGAGATGATCACGTTCTCCACGGGCGCCGAAGGAATAACGGTGCGCCCTGGCGACCTTATCCTGGTTCAGGATCCGGGCCGTAAGCGCACCAGACTCGGTGGGCGAGTGGTCAGCGCCACCACGACTACGGTGCAGTTTGACGCTCCTGTTACGCTGGCGGCGGGGCAGACTTACACGCTCTACGTGCAGCTTGCCGATGGATCCGTTGTTTTTCAAACCGTCACCACGGGGGCGGGCACGGTGTCCTCTGTTACGGTGGGCACGGCCTTTCCCTCGGCCCCCAACGTGCAGTCTCAGTGGATGCTTTCGTGCCCCAATACTGTTGCGACGCGCTGGCGTGTCGTTTCCGTTAAGGAAGATCAGACTACGGATGTGAAGTCGTATTCCATTCAGGCGCTGGCCAACTATCAGCCAAAGTACGCACAGTCAGATTCTACCGATAACCTTGTGGCGGCTGCTGCCACGAGCGTAGACACGTATCCCCTTCCCACAGTTCTCACAGTATCGTCGTTCTCACAACTTCAGCAAGATAGGCTGGTCTACTCGCTCACAGCTAAGTGGACTGCCCCCACGACAGCCACTCCCACAACCTACGCGGTGGCCTTCAGAAAAGACGGTGGTCCCTGGCAATCGATGACTGTTTCGGGTGTCAGCGCCACGGCTACCGATGTTTCTGTGGGCTCTTATGTTGTTCGCGCCACGGCGATCTACGACACTGGCGTATCGGACTTCGTGGAATCTTCTCCCTACTCTTTAGTGAACGCCGGCACTAGCCCCGCGGAAGGAGCTCAGTCCGGGGTCAACCAGATAAATTCGGTGGACTGGCTAACTAATGTAGACAAGATAACTCTCGTCCAGGACTGGAATTCTGAGCAGCAAATCAAGACCCAGCTTGATTCTCAGGCCAGCACCTTGAGTGTTTCATCTACTTCCTATGACAATACGGTAGCAACTCTATCCACCAGCCTCATCGCTGCTGGAGCTCCCGCAGGGTGGGCCACCACTTGGCCCGATGGAACCAACTGGAACAGCACTGGCATCATGACCAATATCCAGGCGTGGTGGGCCTCCATCGCCAGCGCCAGAACTTCGTTGATGAATGCCATTACGAATAAGGTGGCATCCAACTCCCTGCCCAGCACGGGCACGGCCTCCAATTCCATGCTCCTGGCGGGGCTGTCCCCTGCCACGGCGGCCACCGCCTCCACCATCGCCCAGCGGGACGCCAGTGGGGGGCTGACCGTTGCGGCCCTGACCGCGACCACGGGCGCATTCAGCGGAGCAGTAGGGGTCAACGGTGCGACCAATGGGCTGCTCTCCGTCAATGCGGCCAGCGGCTATCAGTCCTTGCTCTACCTTAACTACAACGGTCAGAACTGCGGCGGCTTGGGCTGTAATGGGTCGTCCACCTATTTCAACTCCTGGAACGCAGGAACCTGGATCGACAATCCCCTGTCCATCGCCAATACGGTTGGCGGGGCTATCACCATCACTCGCCCAACCAACATCAGCAATTCCCTCTCTGCGACCTACGCCACCCTCAACGTGGCGGCGGGAAGCGACCTCATCAAATTCCAGGCGGGGGGCTCTCAGCTTTACAGCATCTACAACGTGGCTGGCGGGTCGCTGGGGTTCTGGAGCAACGTCCTGGGTGGTCCCGTGCTGACCCTGGCGAACACAGGTGCGGTTACGGTTGCGGCTGGGATCACCGCGACCACCGGAACCATCAATGGGGCACTATTCGCAGGTAACACAACCCTTGGGAATCTGGTGGTGAGTGGAGGGAGCGCACAGTCCATCGCTTATCAGCGCACCGGAGTCTCCGCGAAACAATGGGGGTTCAACTCCGATAACAGCAATACCTACTGGAACAACATCACCGATAATCTCATGTGTGTGAGTCTTTCCAATGCTGGGGCGATGACCCTGCTGGGGGGACTGACCGCGACCACCGGCACCTTCAGCGGCTCCTCCGGTTCCGGCACCACCACCTGGGGGGCCGTCAACATCGGCCTCCTGAATGGTGCCTGGAGCGGGACCGGCTATGCGGCCATCGTGGAAAACCATATTGATGCCAGCAACATTGGCCTGACCCTCCAGTACCGCAACGGGGGGACGCTGCAAAATGGCATCGTCCTGGACTACACCGGGAAAACTTCCATGAACGCCATGGCGGCAACCACCGGCACATTCAGCGGTCAGGTCAACGGGGCCTCTATCAACGCCACTTCTACCCTCTCGGCCTATTCGGCTGGGGGTGGACTCTACCTGGGCTACAACGGGGCCGGAATGGCGGTCATCAAGCCCTACCAGGATGCCTCGGGCACCACGGGGAACCTGACCGTCACGGCTGGGCAGGTTTCCTTCAGCGGCACCATCTCGGCCACAGCCAACATCAACCTCCACTCCAACAGCTACCCGTCCAGCTACGCCACGCAGCTTGTGAGCCAGAACACGGCCATGGGCGTCTTGAGCCTGGGCAACAACGGGGCCAACCAGATCCGGGGCGGCAGTACCTTCGCTGGCGGCTATCTGGATTTCTATACCAACAACACGGCTGACGCCCAAGCGGCATCGGACGGCATCCTGGCCATGCGGCTGGGCAATACTGGACTGGCTACCTTCAATTACGGCCTAGCCATCCCTGCCAACACCGGTCTTACCATTGCTTCCGGTGCTCAGACCACCACCGCAAACACCCTGTACGCCACCGCTTCCAATCTGTATTGGAATGGCTATCAGATCTTCACTACCTTCAACATTGGCAGTTCCACGGCTGGCGCACAAGCCCTACAAGCACTCGTGGCCGCTCCGCAGTTCGTGTCCTCTCTGCCCTCCATCGGCGGAGGCAACACGCTGTATCCGCTCAATTGCTTCGTGTGTCTCGTGCAGACAGTATCCGCTGGCTCGTTCGCCACGGGTACGCAGTATCAGATCGTGGTGGTAGGCACCACCAATTGGAGCTTGTGCGGCTTCTCTGGGCTTCCTGGCACTGCGGTTACTGGCACTACCTTCGTGGCTACCAATGCGGGATCGGGCACGGGCACGGCCACTTCCAAGACGATGTACCAGAACCAGTCCAACGTGTGGGTGGCAGTGGGTTCTGACGCCGCAATCTACGGACAAATCACTGCTGGCTCCATTTCCGCCGGAGCCATCGGTGCCACCGCACTCACTTCCACGCTCGTGCTCTCCAGCCTGATCAAGAGCTACGACTACGCAGACGATGGCTCCCCCAACTACAACCCTACGGCGGGATTCAAGCTCGACTCCTCCGAGGCAACCTACAAACTCAAGGTCGGCGCTGGTCAGTTCGGCACCAACATTCTCATCGGCGCGGTGGGTAACACCACCTTGGGCGATACCGCTGGGCGTGCCGTTACCGGCATCGCCACTACGGGTACTACCGCTACTGACATCGTCTGGTGGCGAGGTAACAGCAACGGCTCGGTGAACGGAGGAGCCCCGGTGATCATTGACCAGCTATGGTCTTTGGGCAAGACTTGGGCCGTGGGCGACCGGGTCATGTGCGGCCTCGGCAGCGTAGCCCCGGCCTACGCCACGTCACCCTACATCTACCAATGCACCACCGCTGGCGCTGGGCTCACCTCCGCGCAGCAATCTGCGGCGAATTGGTCCTCGGGCACCACCTACGCCATCGGCAACAACGTGACCTACCTGAATCGGGCCTATGCCTCCAAGACGGCTGGGAACGTGGGTAATACTCCCGTGGCCGGGGGCACCACCTACTGGACCGACCTGGGCACCATCTGGGGCCCTGCGGGCACTGTCAACACCGCCGACTACTACGTGGACGGGGCGGCCAAGTGGAAGTGCGTGGGCTGGCAGTTCACCAACTCCTCGGCTACCTCGGGCCTTCAGCCGTGGGTCCAGGGCGCGACCTATGCCGTAGGTGCCCTGGTCTGTGCGGACCCCGCCGTGGCCAATGCGGGCTACTACGCCGGGTTCGAGAAGCTCTATGGCAACCCTATGGGGGTGGTGGGCTTCCCCGGAACCGGGGCGGCCATCGTCAACTACGGCGGCACCCGCATCTATCGCTGCATTACGGCTGGCACTGCCCTTGGGTCTGGCAATGGACCCTCGGGCACGGGCTCCAGCATCGTGGACAATACGGTGACCTGGGCCTACTGGGCTGAGAACACCGGCCCCGGCGACCGGGTGCAGATCTGGGCCAAGGAGGCTACCGACCCTGGGGGCAGCATCACCTGGGGCACCTATGAGGTCCGCATCCAGCCGAAGACCAACTTTGACAACCTCGATGCGCTCACCCACCTTGAAGTGGAGATCGTGGGCTCGGACAACGGCTACAAGAGCCAGGGCACCGTGCGCTCGCAGTTCAATTTCTCCGTGCCCTCCCGCAAGTATTACGCCCCGTCCGCACCTGACAGCATACAAAACATGGTGCGCATCGACACGGTGGTCACTTCTCACAATGCTGCGGATACCAGCTTCGTCTATGGCGCGGGGTACTTGCCGCTCCAGGCCCGGCTGCGGATCCGGCTGCACAACGTCAACGGCGCGAGCGCCCCCATCGACTACGGGCTCCTGAACACCGCGTTCAACGTGCCGTCGCCCTACTCCAACATCCTCACCGCTCCACCTTCTGGGGGTGGTGGTGGTGGCGGTGGCGGCAGTTGCCCGGAGCCGTGGGTACTCATCACTACCAAGCGCGGCAATGTTCCTGCTGGGGAGGTGATGGTGGGCGACATCGTCTCCACCAAGCATGAAACGACCGGAGCATGGGGCGACTACGAGGTCATTTCCGTAGAACGTGACTTCAACGAGACTGGCATGTTGTCCGTGCTCAAGGCCAACGATGATGGCTCTTCGTCCGTAGAAGAGATGGCCTTTGCCATGAACCACCGCTTCAAGCGCGGTGAGGAGTGGATTGAACTGCGCTCGCTTCTGCCGGGGGTAATGCTTGACAGCACCGATGGCAGCAAAGTGACCGTTATTGAAGTGCGCTCTCGCGGCGTCAACGAAGTGGTGAAGATCACGGTGGATGAGGCGCATACCTACTCTACCGAGGGCGTGCTTTCCCACAATATCAAATTCCGACAGTAGTTTCACCCGGCCTTCGGGCCATTTCAAGGAGCTCTCCATGGCCGTCACGCTTCCCACTTCCACCCCCACCCTCGCGCCGGAATACGCCGCGACCACCATCCAGTTCACGCGCAACATGGTCCCCAACGCTGATGGTCATCTGGTGGCCAGCTTCGGTTGCCAGATTGCCTACACCCGCATTGACTATCTGGTCGATGCGGCTGGCAACAAGCTGACCACCGTGGCTCGGCAGGGCGGCAACCCCATGGGCCAGCCCGATCCCTATGTGGGCTACATCTACCTCACCCAGGAAGAACTCCTGGCCCTGGCCCCCGGCACCCCGACCTCGGACATCCTCCAGGCGCTGGCTGACGCCGCCGATGCCCTGATCCGTGCCGACTTAGTCAGTCGTGGAATCTTGCTTCAATGAAAGTTCTCTTCTGTCGCTCTCACACTGTGATATCCTGGATCATCAGGCTCCTTACTTGGTCTGATTGGAGCCACTGCGCTATCATGTGGAACGACGATGTTGTCATTGAAGCTGGCTGGCCAAGGGTCCACGTGGTCACTAAGGATTTCATCTACCGAGATAACAGCATTGTTGAGGAAGTAGATTTCCCTTGCAAGAACCCCTACACCGCTCGTACATGGGCGGAGATGCAGGTGGGTAGACCATATGACTGGACTGCACTTCTGGGGTTCTTGGTGCGCCACAAGTGGGCCAGCAATGACCGATGGTTCTGTTCAGAATTCGCTGCCATGGCCTTCCAGAAGGGCGGTAGTCCATTGTTCCGCCCAGAATCACTAACGCGGGTAACTCCTCAGCACCTGTGGATGCTGCCCCCTTCCTCAGATAAGGAGGTCTGATGCGTATGGAGGACATGGTGGAAGACTTCAAGTATAAGATGGAAATCAAACGGCTGCGGCATGTGCTGACCAGCATCAATTCCATCTATCAGATCCTGGTCATCGCTCTTATTGTTTCTGCCATGTTCCTCTGGTTTGAGCAAAGCAGGGAATTGGCCAACATTAAAGAAGGCCAGCTAGAGCAGACCAAGGAAATGATCCGTGAGCATCAGGAACGTATGCGCCACATGGACATGATGGAAAAGCGTCTTACTGAGAATGAAAAGAAGGGGGCCCAGAAATGACCGGTGTCTCAATCGATGCAACCACCTATGGGTTCCTGGCCTCAGTGATGACCATCCTCCTCGCGGGGGCCATCTGGGGCGTCAAGCGTTTCGTAGAAGCCAGCGACCGACTCAGCACGGCCATGGAAGACGTAAAGGACGAAGTCAAACTCCTGACACTTTCACTGGCCAAGGACTATCCGACCAAAGAAGACATCAGGGAAAAGTTCGAGGAACATCTGGAAAATTTTCACCGCGGGTAGCCGCTCAGCTAGACCCGTGCGTCTACCCGGCCCCCGTCCAATCTCACCGAGGAGAATCACATGTTGAATCCCGAAACCATTTCCCTGGCTTGCAGGGCACCGCTGGAAAACGTGGAGTCCACATGGCCCATGGTCGTTGAGGCCCTGGGCACCGACAACGTGGACATCCTCATCGCTGCCGCCGCCACCATCGCTGTGGAAACTGGTGTCTACGAACACCACACGAGCATGAAGTTCCTGCCCATCGACGAACTGGGCGGGGACGAATACTTCACAGAACACTACGAGGGCCGTGAAGATCTGGGCAACACTGAAGCCGGCGATGGCTCTCTGTTCCACGGGCGTGGGCTTATCCAGATCACAGGGCGGGCCAACTACCAGCAGATCGGTGACATCATCGGCGTGGACCTCGTAGGCAACCCCGGCGCTGCCAAGGATCTCGCCACTGCTGCCAAGATCTTCGCGTGGTTCTTCAACCACCACGGAGTTACGGATGCTGCTCGGAATCACAACTGGGTCCGATGCCGCAAGCTCGTGAATGGTGGCACCAACGGCCTGGGGGACTTCCAGAACTACGTGGCGGCACTGCAGTCCTACGTGGAGGCATGATGTGGAACTGGCTACCGGGGATCGTGCAGAAGCTGGCGATGGCCATGGGGAACGTGGTCAAACACGTGAACATGGGAATGTCTGCCAGCCCAGAAGTGAGCAGCAGCAGGTGGAACCAGACCATCGTTGTTGTGAACATTGTTGGGATGCTCTGGTATATGCTGATCAGGCTGGAGCACTTCCCTGCCTCGCTACATGGTGTCTGGCGCGACGTTGCGGTGGCACTGATCGTTAATGTAATGGTCAGCTACGGCGCGGCGAAGTATTCTGAAACAAAGGGGCAATGATGACCATAGCAGACTGGTTCACAATTCACAAACGCATCATCGGAATGCTGGCCATCTGGGGCGCTTGCCTGGTAATCCTTGGCGTGTTTACTGAGAGCCGGCTTTCCACCTACTACAAGAAGCAGGCCGCAGCCAAGGCTGAAGAAGCCAAGGAACTGAAAGCTAAGATCGCCAAGCAGACTCTGGTCATACAGGCCCAAGACAAAACCATCGATGCCCAAGAAGTGATCAACGATGTCCTATCCAAAAAGTATGCCGCTGCCCTGGTGCGGGTGCCCACTGCCCCGCCCAAGCCTGTTCCGGCCCCTTCAGAGGCCTCCCAGCTAGCTCGAGACTTGGCCGGATACGGCCTATGTGCCCCCACGGTAGGGCAGGTCAGTTCCACTTCCCTTACGGGAGTGGATGCCCAGCATGTCTGGGAATGGCACTCGGAATGGGTGCGAATGCCTGGGGTTGAAACTACCCTGGCAGGGACACAGGTGGCTCTTCAAGACTGCGATAAGCTTCAGAAAGGGCTTGCCACCCAAGTCAGTAACTACGCCGTCCAGGTCGGGAACCTTGATACGAAGTATGCGCTTCTGACTAAGGAAACCGATGCAGAGAAGGCCAGCCTCGGCTACACCATCAAAGAACTCAAGACAGATAAAAGGGGGCTCACCATTAAAATAGTGGTTTTAGTCCCCGCTGCGGCCTATATTGGTTATAGGCTTGGTCACCACTAACACCCACAAAGGAGCCATCCAATGGCCGCACCCTCAGCAATCACCCTCTACCAGTCCTTCAAGGCGTGGATCGGAGATGGCACCTTCGACATGGATGGCTCGTCTTTCCGTGCCGCCCTGGTCACGTCGGCGTATACTCCGTCGGCGGCCCATTCCCTGTGGTCCGACGTCAGCGCGAACGAAGTCGCCAGCGGCACGGGCTACACGACCGGAGGCTATGCCCTCACGGGTCTGTCCTACACCCAGACTTCCGGCACCGCGAAGTGGACGGCGGGCAACCCCACCTGGACGGCCAGCGGCGGTTCCATCACGGCCCGCTATCTCGTGATCTACGCGCTCGGCACACTGAACACGCACGTGAATCCCCTTGTGGGCTACATGCTGCTGGACAGCGCCCCGGCCGACGTCGTCACCGCCACGGGCAACACCCTCACTGTTCAGTGGAACGCCTCCGGCATCTTCACCCTCACCTAGGAGCAGATCATGACCGTGCTGCGCTCCATCAGGGTTCTCGGCGAGGATAACCAAACAGAGATCCTGCAACTCAACATGCAGGAGGGTGGCGCTGCGGCCGAAATGGTCTGTCCTCAGGACTGGCGCACTCCACAGGAACTACAGGATATTTCCACGGCTTGCCTGCATATGATCGCAGTCATTCAGCAGTATCAGTCGGAGACTACCCCTCCGACTGATACTGCGCCCACAGAAGGGGGCGTCTAAATGGCCATCACCACTATGGATGGGCTGGTCGCGGCCATGGCTGGGGCGCAGCGCATCATCTTGCAGAAAGCCTCGGCTACCACCGTGGCCAACTTCTACTACTCGCTCTGGTCTACCGCTGGTATTCCGGCGGCTGGCAATATCACCATCGGCAACACCACGGCAGGCGCGATCCCCACGGATGCGACGCTTGGGGCTCCGAATGTCAATGCTTTCACAGGCTCCAACACGGGCTATGCTATGG